CTATATCTTTTCCACCGCTTTTCTTAACTCTTCAATATCCTTATGAGTATAAAATTTTTCAGTCGTTGTATAACTGTTATGACCAATTAATTTTTTTATTGAAGTCTTATTTGCTTCCGCATTACTTAAAAGAGTTGCGAAAGTATGACGTGTATCATGTGGCTTATGTTTCATTCCCAGCTGTTCCATTAAAGGCTCAAATTTTTCTCTGTAATAGTTGTTATACTTCATCTGTTCGCCTTTGGAATTTACTATAAGGTATTCATTTTCAGGATTTATTCTTTCTTTGATAAAATCTATTATCTTAGAATGAATGGGAACTATTCTGTCTTTTCCTGCTTCAGTTTTCAGACCACCTTTAACAATTCTGTTCTCTAAATCAACATCACTGTTTTTAATTTCCAGTAGTTCTCCTATTCTAAATCCTGTGTAAATCATGATTAAAATTGTATCTATCCATTCATGTTCTTTTACTAATTCCCATAATCTTTCAATCTCTTCAGATGTAAAAGGTCTTCTGTCATTTTCTTCAGTATTTTTCCCAATATCTATATATTTACTGTAGTCCTTTGAAACAATGTCATTTTTCATAGCATAGTTATATAACTGATTAAATAGAACTTTTATTTTTCTTTTTGTTCCATATTTGACATCAGGATTTAAAACAATTTCCTGTAAATGTGAAGCTTTTAAATCTACGAATTTTATAGAATGCAAAGGCTCGGACTTCTTAAAGGCTGCAATATATCCTAACTGTGCTGAATGCCCTACTGTTTCAAATTTTTCATTTTTCCATTTCTCATATACTTCTAAAAAAGTAATACTCTGAATTTCTATATTATATGGATTCTCATTATAATGCACTAAATGATGTTCAGCTTCCTTCTTAGTAGCAAAAGTTCCTAAATATTTATAGATCTGTTTTCCGTTATTATCCCAGCCAGTAGTAACTCTAACGGCAAAAGGTTTTCTTCTTTTGCCGCCAAGTTTTATCACAGAACCATATCCATTAGGATTTCTCATTTTCATACTATTGCCCCTTATTTAAAAATTCATTGTAACTAATTCCCATATATTCTTCAGCTTTTTTAATAGGTATATGATATTTATATCTTGGTTTATTATTTGTAACTTTTGTGACTATTGCACTTCCTATGTTCAAAGTTCCACTTCTCAGTCCACTTTTTAAAGTTTTTTCATCAATCTGTAGAAATGTACTTGCTTCTTTAACACTTAGTACTGACTTCATTTTATCCTCCAGTTTTAATTATCTTTTTGCTTTCTGTTTTAAAATAAGATACTGTCATAAATCACATATACCATATCCACCAAATTCTATAGTTTCAGCTCCAGTCATTTCATAGACTGTAAAACCTTTTTCATTTATAAATTTTCTTGCCATTTTTTACCTCCCTAGTCAAAGGAATAGAATTTTATTTTGAAATGTTCCAGTTCTTTTTTAATTCTCAACCATTCCTCTTTTATCCCTGAACTTAAATTGTTATGATTTAATAATATTTCTTCTTCATCTATAATCTTTTCAGTTCTTGTGTATTTTATGAATAAGAAAGCTCCCTGTTCTTTATCATATATTATAGAATATCCGAAGCGATCACCTAGTTTTTGTACATATTTTTCAAAACAATTTTCATTTTCACTAAAGCCTAAATTTATTAATTTTTCTGTTATTGATTCCATTTTAATTCTCCTTATACCATGCTTCTATTATTTCTAAGTCTTCATATACATTCCCACGTATATCAATATAGTCTAGACTATCATATAAATTTTGCATATGACTTTCGCCCATCAGTTTATATTCTCCCTCGTCATATATAACAACTTGATATTCTTCGTCCCATTCATTCCAGACTATGTCATCTTCATAAATTTCATAGCCTTCGCTGTCTTTAAGACCTGTATACTCATTTATGATATAGTTTTTTTTATCCGTTTTATATATATCTCCCATTTCGTCAACTATTATAATATCTCCATTTTGAGATAAATAATGCTTGTTTGTGTCTGAATCTTTTATAAAATAGCCACTATCTTTATTCCAAATTCTATATTTCATTTTATTCCTCCAGCAAATTTAACAGTTCAGGATTTTCATGCTTATTTCCTATTACTTGAAAATAAATACATTTTTCATTGATGCATTTTTCTATTTTTATTTTATATTTTTCTAATAAATAAGAATGACTACCTTTGAAAATACCTTCTTTATTATCAAAATATAAATCTAACTGAATCCCTTTTACGATTTTGAATCCTTTTAGTATTGAAGAATATTCCCTATCATCATATCCAAATCCAATAAGTTTTAAAAAATAATCTCCGTCTTCAGAAACATCTATGATAAAATCATCCTCAAAAATTTCATTACCATAATCATCTTTTTGCTCTGTATATTGTGAAATTATTACAATTGTCAAGTCACCTACATTTAAAAGATTTGCATTAAAGCTTTTTAACCACATTTGGTTTGTAATATCCCATACTCTTAATTTTATTTCTCTACTCATTATTCTTCCACCTTTTCAAATGGATTTCCTTCACTGTTTTTTCCAAATAATGATTTTTCTAAATCTTCTTCCTCTTCTCCTACTACTTCGGCATCTTCTATTTTAGTTTTGTTATAATGTTCAGTTTCATTCACTTGAATAGGTGTGTCATCTAATTCGCTAGTATTCACTCCTGATTCTTCTGCTTCGTACATTCCACTTAATTCTTCAATAAATGCTTCTCTTAATGCTTGTGCTTTTGCTACTTTTGTTATCATTGTGACTGGTCGATTTTTCCAGTTTGTGTTTGGTGTTCCGTCTTTTTTAGTTCCTATATATTCATCAAAATTCACTTCAGCAGTAACAGGGTTATCCCAATCTTTTCGATAAACAGTACACCAAGCCCCAACCAATTCTTCTTTATCTTTTCTAAATATAGAGCCTTCACGTTTTATTAATTCTCCAGTTTCTTTATTTTCCACATATATCCCAACTTTTTTACCATTATATTGAGGGTGCTGTATTGCCCTTTTTTCGATAGCGTCCTTTGCAACAACTACTGTTGCAGGGTCTTTATCAGTATATTTGATTAAATAGGCGTCCTTGACAAAAGGGTTTAAATTTCTTGCCTTACACAGTTTCATAAAATACATAATTTCCTGATCTGTTACATTTCCCTGTCCACTTACCAAATATCTTTTTACGAGATTATTGCTTAATTTAACTTCATCATTTCCTACTCTAAATACCATCAATCTATCATCATTATTTTGTTTTTCTTGTGCTAATCTTCCCATTTTATTTCCTCCTATAATTCTATATTTTCTAATAATTGATATTTTATTTCATATTTATCTGATAATGCTTTCAATTCTTTCAAAAACGAAAGGGAAGCATTTTCAAATCTTATCGTTGTATCAAAATGCTTTTCATTCTCAGCATTTTTTTCAACTGAGGGTACATTTGCTTGACTGACTTCTTTTTCTTTCGCTGTAGAGGAAATGTGAGAGTTTTCAGTTACTTCCTTTTTTATTGCTTCTTCAACTGCCACTTTTTTCTCCTGTTCCTTTTTTCTTTCCAGTTCTTCTAATGCTCTTCTTTTTTCCTCTTCTGCTCTCTTCTTAATATTTTCTTCAGTTGCCTTAATTTCATTCTTTTTATTTACTAAAGTTTTCATTATTTCATCAAATTCACAATTCATTAAGTACTGAATATCTTTAAATGACAGTTTATTTTCTATTTCTTCGTTGACACTCTTCAACTGTCCTAAAATAAAGTTATATTTTTTGCTTAAAGAACTGAACTGATCTTCCAGTTCCGTTTCAATTTTATTTAAAGTCATACCTTTATTTTTCCATTTGCTGTTTTCTGTTATATACAACTTTAGTTCAGGGTTTTCTCTGAAGACATTATCAATAATTTCCGATATTTCTTCCTGTTTAGTTTCCCATTCTTTTTCCTCAAATTCTTTAATCTGAGTTCCTATATTGTTTGATAACATTTTAGTTTCTTTTTCAGCATTTTTGAGAGTTTCAATAATATCTTTTATACTTGACATTCCTTCTTTTTCTATTCTTTTTCTTACATCAGAAATGTTTTTTTCCAGTTTATTAAGCTTAGTTCTTTCTTCTTTAGCCACACTGATTTCTTCTTCTGAAACAACCCAACCAACATATTTCTCTTTTACTTCCTGCATGTATTTTTCAACTTCCTCTATATTCATCTGAACAACAGCAGGAGTTATACTTCTTATTACTAATTCCATTTTTACCTCCTAAATTTCTAATTTTTTTATATATGGAGGCTGAATATCATTTTTAATGTAGTTATAGAATTCAACCTCTTTTTTTACTATTTCTTCAATATCTTCTTCGTCCCTTTCTATAAAATAAGTCCTTAATCTATCATCGCCCTGAATCCAAGGAAAAGTTATTTCAGCAAACAGGACGGCATATTTCCAACCAGTTACAGCCAAATAATGTTGAACTTGTAAATAATAATGTAGTGGTGGTTCTTTTCCCCAGTCTTTTTCGTATTTTTTCCAACCGTTACAGGTTGCAGTCTTTATCTCCAATACTCCTTTTCCCAGTTCTTTATGCTCAAGAACTCCATCAATATTTGCACTCATAAAAGGGTATTTATTGCTTATCAATGTTTTATTAAGTTCGGATACTTTGTATTGTTTGTTTTTCGCTCTGAATAAATTCCTTAAATGTGGCTCGCTTTCTTTCCCTTTTATGATAGCTTCGTTATTGCTCAAATCTTCAGGCTGTTCTCTTCCTGTTTTAATTCTCCATAATTTGACAATATCGTCGTCATATGGATTACTGCCAAGGACAATGCTACAATCGCTTCCACCAATAAATTTTTTTCGTATATCATGCCATTCTTCTTCACTTGAATAGCTTATTTCTCTGTATTGCATTATTCCTCCTATTTTTTCAAACTCCACTTTTCCTTTTTAGCTATTTTAAGTGTTTCTAATACTTCAGATTCGCTTATTTTACATCTACTAGCAAGTATTTTAATTTCGTAAGGTAAAAGGCAACTGTTTCTGAGATAAGCTATTGATAAGCTCAAATCATGTAAAGTCTCTAAAAAGTTATTTTGTAAATTTTCCACCATTTTTTCTACCTCCTAATCCTTAGTTATTTTTTTTAACCATGGATGAACTGTAATTAACAGTATTATCCAAAGTCCATTTGTCGCAAATTTCACGATTAAATCAGTTGAATAGGCTTTAGATTGATTTAAAACTACTGTTATAAAAAAAACTAAGTACCATAAAATTATTTTTTTGTTCATATTCTCCTCCTAAATTAAGATTTTACTCAAAGCCACAACCGAAGTTATGGATTTGATAAAATATTAATTATATAAATTCAATTCTTTTTGAAACAAATTCACTGTCTACTTCTTCATACGATATTACTAATTTATTATCAAAAATAATTTTATTTCTATGCATCAGGAAGCTTTTTGCTCCTATAATTTCTTTGATTTTTCTCATTAGATTTGTTGGTGATTTTTCTTTTATTCCGAGTATTCTTTCAGTGTTTACTTCCATTGTTTTTCCTCCTAAGCTATTTTTTTCATTCTTATTTCATATTCGAACTCTTCTTCCCATTCTTCCTGTTCTTCATATAGTTCATCCCATTCAGGATCATATTTTGAGTATGTTGTTTCTCCATATACTGTTTTTGATTGAGTGTGTATAAATTTAGCATTTTCAAATGCTTTTTTATGTTCTGAATACTCCAATGTATTTTCTTCTAGTCCATAATCTTCAGTTAGAATGGATTTTATTGTTTCGTCTGTATATCCTAATGTACATTCGTCGATTTTCAAAAATCTTTGGAATTTTTTTTCAGTTTTTTCCATATCACTTATGATATAGTCAATTACATCCTCTTCAATCTTTGTCATATTTTTCTCCTTTTTTATACCTTTTGGTTAATATTTTATTTAAAAAAATTTCTATATTGGTATTATATCCCTAAAGGTTAAAAAAGTCAACCTTTTTTTTGATTTTTTTAAAAAAATATATTATACTAATAAAAAAAAGGAGCGTTTGATATGGAAATAAATGAATTAGTAAAAATTATAAGAGAGAAAAACCAATACACTTATGACGAATTCAGTAAAAAAATAGGAGTTTCAAGTGCTTTTTTATCCAATGTTGAAAAGAAAAGAAAAAAAGTAAGTAAAAAATTATATGAGAATTTAGTAAAATTTTTTCCAGAATATAAAAAGGATCTGGATAAAGCTTATATGGAACAAGTGTTGCCGAAAACAATAAAATATGATATAAATACTACAAATAAAAAAATTCCTTCAAGTAATTTGCAAGGAGAAAATACAGTAGATTATGTATTATTACCATTATACGGAATGGCAAGTGCAGGAAATGGACAAATTAATTATATGGAAGATAAAATAGAAAAAATAAAAATTCCTAAAATTTTTGGAAATCCTAAAAAGGAAGACTTTGTTACTAAAGTTAATGGCGACAGCATGGAGCCGAAATACAGCAATGGAGATCTAATTTTAGTTAGAACATCTGATTTTATTGATATAAGGGAAATGAATAATAAAGAAGCTGTAGTTGATATAGCTGAAGAAAGATTTTTGAAGAAAGTTGAATTTGAAGAAGGAACCGGAGTATTGAGATTGAAATCATATAATACAGCTTATGCTGATATAGTTGTCGAGCCTAGGGAATTAGAGGTAGTGAGAGTTATAGGAACAATAGGGATGATAATTAAGCAATTTCAACATTAAAAATATAATATATATAAAAAGGAGTGATTTTATGAAACAGGAATGGTACAAAACTTGGTGGGGGGTTGTACTTTGTATTTTATTTTTCTATATTACAATTCCTTATTTAGTTTGGAAAAAAACAACTTGGAATAAAGGGATTAAAATTGGTGTAACAGTTGTATGTGTTTTGTTATTTGGTTACGGTATTATAAGTTCAAATTTAAGCAAAAAGAAAGCAGAGGAAGATGCTATTTTAGAAAAAAAGAGAATAGAGAATGTATTAAAAGAGATTGATGTTAATTTAAAAAACGGAAACACGGACAAAGTGCAAGAGTTGTTAAAAACAGTAGATGTTCAAGAAGTTAAGGAATTGAAAACGGAATTTATATTATTTAACAGAGCAGATTATCTTTATGAGTTAGGAAGTTTAACAGATGAAGATTATCAAAAATTAAAAAATGGTATTCTGGAAAGAAATTTATTTAAAACAGATGCCCTTAATAAAAAATATATAGAAAATCTTAAAAAAATAGAAAACAAAAGGGAAGAAGCAATCAAAAAATATACAGAAATCAAGGTTGCAGCTTTAACGAAAGAAGCAAAGAAAACAATGGAAAAAGTTTTGAAAAAAACTTATTTAAAAGATCCAGCTAGTTACAAGGAAATTGGAACAAGTGCTGGAGAAACAGGAGATAATAAGACAATAACAATAATTCAAGAATTTAGTGCAAAAAATTCTTTTAACGGAACAGTAAGAGAAATATGCAGCATTACACAAGACATACGTACAGGAGAGTTAGGGAAGTTATCGTGTAGCTTGAGATAGAAGTATGAAGAAGGAGCTTTTAAAAAGCTTCTTTTTTATTTCTAAAATCAGGTTGACTTTTTTAACCTTTAGGGATATAATACCAATATAGAAATTTTTTTAAACAAAATATTAACTAAAAGGTATAAAAAAGGAGTGATTAGATGGATGCCAAGGAAATTTTTCTGAAAATAGATAGCATAATAACGGAAAAATATAAGAGCAGAAGTGTTTTTTGCAAAAAAACAAACAGAACAGACCAAGCTTTTAGTAAGGCTTTTAATAATGTTGTTTTTAAAAAAGGTACTGCTACGTTGAAATTGACAGAAGATATTCTGAATGATTTAGGATATGAGTTATCAATTCAAAAAAAGACACCATAACAATTTTGAGGTGAAAAAATGAGATTGACTGAAAAGTATATAAGAGAAAAAGAAAACCCCCATATTCGGATACATAAAATTTTCTATACAAATCCAAGATACAAAAAGTTAAAGTCTTGGGATAGAGAATTATATGCCATATGTAGAGATAAATGGAGTTTGTCGCTTAGAAATAATTATATAAATGAAAAAGGCGAAATATTTTTTTTTGCTAATCAAGAAGAATTAGCAAAATATATTGGAATATCTCGCAAAACTGTAATAGAAAGTTTTAAAAAATTAATTCAATTAGAACTTTTGGAGAAAGAAATTGTAAAAACGAAAGGTGGAACTGCAAACAGGTATTACCTTTGTGAAGTTCCAGAGCTTGTAACTGAAAGTTACATTTCACTCAACCATGTAACTGAGAGTGACATACCTTGTAACTCAAAGTTACAACCCCATGTAACTGAGAGTGACACAAATAATAATAATATAATAATACTAAATAATAATATTATATATTTATTTAAGAGCAGCGAGTTCAAAGAAAAATTTGACTACTTTGTTCAGCAAAGGAAACTCGAAAGGAAAAACGAAGGTAATGACTTAGGAATTTTAGAAATAGACTTATATCAAAAAAGATTATATGAGTTATCAAGAGGTGATGAAAAAGAAGCATTGAAAATATTAGAAAAAGCAATAATGAGGAACTGGAAAGATTTTTATAATATCGAGGAGGGGAAAAATGGGAATAACTTCAATGGCGGAAGTAATAAAAAAGAAACAAGAAAACCAAATTATAACATTGAAGCCGACTTCTAATGTGGAAACAGTCAATATCAGCGTATTTGAAAATCAGAAAAATAAAGGACTGATAAATTACTACAGAGATATTTCAACATTGCCTAAAAAAATTTCAGACTGTACATTTGAAAAATCGGTTGTTAAAAGCAAAAGAGAACTGGAAACAAAAACTAAGCTTGAAAAATATTGTACAAATTTTGAAAAAGCTCTAAAACATGGAATAGGATTATATTTCTACGGAAAAAGAGGAACTGGAAAAACATTCTACAGTCTGTGTATTTTCAATGAATTATCAAGTAAATACAAGGTTTATCGTACAAGCTTGATGGAAATAAATAATAAAATAAAAAGCTCTTTTCAGGAGAAAAACACAACAGAACAGAGGATTATTAATGATTTACTAAATGCTGATCTTGTAATTTTAGATGACTTAGGAAAGGAATATTTGAGCGAAAGTTGGGGAAAAGAGAAGCTTTTCTACATATTCAACAAGCTATATGAAGCAGAGAAGTGCTTAATAATATCAACAACTTTGGACATTCCACAGATGTCAGAATATCTAAGCATAAAAGGTAGTGATGATGTATTTGACAGAATGACTGAAAATTGCAGAAGCTTAAAATTTGACTGGGAAAGTAAAAGAAAAACAATCAAGGAAAAAATTAAAAAGGAGATATTTGAATGAAGATAATAACAGAACAGGATGTTAAAAGGGCAGAGCTTGAAAATAAGGCAATGAACCTGAGAAGAGAAGAGTTGCAAAAAGAGGATAAAAAGCTATTGAAGGCAATCAACAAAAATATTGAACTTATTGAAAAATTCAAGAGGATAAAGAAATGCAAAAAATCAAAATAATAGAACTTTTTGCAGGAGTAGGAAGTCAAGCAATGGCATTGAGAAACCTAGGACTAGACTATGAAGTTGTGGGAATATCTGAAATAGATAAGTTCGCTATTAAGAGTTATGAAGCGATTCACGGCAGAGTACACAACTTCGGAGACATATCAAAGATTGAAGAATTGCCTTATTGTGACCTGTTAACATATAGTTTTCCATGCACAGACCTTTCAGTTGCTGGGCAACAAAAAGGAATAAGTAAAGATACAAGAAGTGGACTTTTATTAGAAGTCGAAAGACTTTTGTTGAAAGCAAAAGAGAACGGAACATTGCCGAAGTATCTTTTACTGGAAAATGTTAAAAACCTTGTTGGCAAGAAATTCATAAAAGATTTTGAGCGATGGCTAAGCTTTCTGAACAGTCTAGGATATTACAGTAACTGGGAAGTGCTTAATGCCCGTGATTACTCTATCCCACAGAACAGAGAACGTGTATTTGTTGTTTCTTCACTTGATAATATCCATTATGTTTTTCCAAAAAAAGAACAATTGAAAATCAAAATGAAAGATTTGCTAGAGGATTATGTTCCGGAAAAATATTATCTGTCTGAAAAGTATTTAAAAAATTTTTCAGATATGACAAACAGGAACGGATTTATCAGAGGAGAAAGATTTAATCCACGAAAATTGGAAGACTGTGACACAGCATTTACAATAACAACAAGAGCAGGATACAGGGTAACCGATAATTTTATCAAAACAGGAGGAAAAATAAGGAAATTAACTCCTTTGGAAGCATGGAGACTTATGGGATTTAGTGATAATGATTATTATGCTGCAAAGTCTGTGGATATATCTGATGCACAGTTATATAAGCAAGCTGGTAACAGTATTGTAGTAACAGTACTGGAAACAATATTCAGAAAGTTGTTTCTTGAAAAACACGAGAAAAAACAATCAATAATAGCGGAACAAATGAGCATGTTTGAGGTGTCAAATGAAAAAAATACAAGTATTTTACTGTGAAATTACAGATTTGAACGGATATAAAAACAGGATAATAACAACAGATGAAAAAAGATTGTCTAATTTTAGAAGAATGCACGGAGGAGAAATTGGAGGAATATATCAGTGGAGCGAAACATTAAATCAAAGAGAGTTTGAAAAAATAAAAAGAAATAAATATTTTAAATAAAAATCAGGAGGAAGGAAACATGTTAGTAAATCACAATATTATTGATTATATGGTTAAATCTTGCGTAGATACATATAATTTGGGAGAAGCTAGATTAATAAAACAAAATTTGGAAGAAAAGAAAGTACAGTTTGCATTTAAGCGTGCAGATTTAAAATTAAGTGTTGAATTTGCAAATGATAAAATTTCATCAATAATTTACAATAGCTTTTTAACGGATCAGCAGAGAGAGAATGTTACAGAACAGGAGTTCACAGCGAAAATGAATGACATGCTTGCAGTGAAGACGGTTGAAAGTGTTGAAGAAATTGAAAAAATGTCAAATGAGATAATAAGAGCTGTAAATTCTTCAAAACTGTTTGGTGGAAAAGTAAGAGAATTGTTACTGAACAGTGAGGATAGAGAAAAGTTATTCAAAATAAAAAAATTCTTTGGAGCTGAAAAGCAGTTGTTAAAGCTATATGAAGAAATTGAAGAATTACAGGTAGCATATAGAAACTATAGAAAATCTTTTTACAAAAAAGATGAAAACTTGATAGAAGAGATTGCGGATTGCTTTGTAATAGCACTTCAAATCAATAAAGTGAAAATGATTAAAAATATGATTAGAGGTATGGTAGATAATTCAGGGGTATTTAAAACTGAAATGATTGAAAAAGTTATCAGAATGATTAAATTTAAAATAAATAGGACAGTGGACCGAATAGAAAAAGGAGAATACGGAGTTTATAAGATTGAATACAAGGCTGACAGGGGAACGGAACAGCCTGAAAATTCAAAAAAAAAGGAAGCAGAGGATAAAAACTCAACTGAAGAAAAAGAAGAGCCAAAAACAGGAAATATGACAAAATCAGAAAAGGAGAAACTGAAAAAGGAACAGAAAATATATGAATTTATAAAAAATAAGTCTCCATTCTACTATAGGTCAAAAGAGGTTAGAGATGGGACAAAAATACATCCGACTGAATGCACTGAAATAGTAAAAGAACTGATTGAAAAAGGAAAAATAACAATAATAAAAAAAGGGAAAGATGGCATATATGGAGCAACTCTTTCAACATCAGAAAATATTCAGGAAGCGGAGGTTGTAAGTTAATGGCAACTAATCCAGGAAAAAAATTTGAAGAGGATTTTTCAAATAGTGTAAACAAGGAAGAAATATTTCTGCATAGATTAAAAGACGGCTCTGCAAGTACAGGAACGGACGGTAAAATGAGAAGATTAAAGAATAGAAATTTATGTGATTTTATACTCTTCAAGGGCGGGCAACTTGTCCTTGTTGAGCTTAAATCATTTCTGGGAAAGTCGATGGCTTTCAGCAATATAAAAAGTACTGTAGATGAACAGCAGACATTTTTATATAACTTGAGATTGGAAGCAAGTAAAAATAATGTGAAAGCCTATATGGTTTTGAATTTTAGAGAATTAAATGAAACATACGCTATAGATATTCATAATTTTGACGAGTTTTATAAATTTACAGGAAAAAAATCAATAGATATTACAGAAGCTAGACAACTTGGAAAACAGTTATGGCAGAAAAAATCAAGAACTAGATACAGATACGGAATAGAAGATTTATTTAATTAGGAGGGGAAATGGAAAACTTGGATAAAAACATGATTTTAGAGAAAATAACAAACGAAATAAATAGATTTATGACAAAGACAAGAGGTAAAACTAGGAAAGTAGCTGAAATTTGTGCTAAACATCCTGAAATATTTTTAGAAATTCAAAAGCCTGATACAGTTTTAAAATACTATTTGGATAGGGAAAATAATATAAGTGCAATTACAATGTCTTTATCTGAATACAAAGAAAAAGATTTTCCACTTTCAACAATAAGAAACACAAGAAGAGATATAGAGTTATTTTTGGAGAAAAAAGGAATTAATCTTGAAATTGGTTCACTGCTGCAAAAAAAAGGATTATTTATGAAAATTGAAAGAGCGAAAGGAAATAAAAATTTTTAAAAGAAACATATTAAAAAATGGAGGTGTAGGAGTTGGAAGATATATTAAAAGGAACATTTGAAATAAATATGGATACAGGAGAAACAAAGTATTTTTTTACTTCTACGCAGACTGTAAAAGAGAAACATACTAAAAAGCTTGAAGAGTTCATAGAAAATACAATTGCTACAGTTATAGTAGACAAGAGATTAACTACAGAACAAAGAAAGAAAATATGGTGTATTTTAGATGACTTTGCTTATTGCAATGGTGGAGATAAAGAGCAGTGGAGAGAACAACTTCAGACTGAATTTTGTAGATTACACGATCTTGAATATTTTAGTATTTCTGAAACCAAAAGAGACGGAGCTAGTAAAGATGTAGCGAGGGAATTCATACAGTGGCTATGTGAGTTGGCTGTGAGAGAAAATGTGGGATTTCGAGAGGAAACAGGCAATCCTGCTACGTGGGTTCCTGAAATTGGAAGATTTGTTATTAGTTGTCTGAGAGCTAGGAGATGTGCAGTATGTGGAAAAGTTCATGATTTTCACAATGGAGATATAGTTGATTTAGAACATTGGAACACGATCTCAAGTAGTGCTGGGACTTATGAAAATGATGATGGATTAAAAAATCCATTCATAACATTGTGCCGAGAACATCACATGATAAAACATGCAATAGGAAAAGAGGAATTTCAGGAGAAATATATAGTTGGTGGTGTATGGCTGAATGAACAGTTAGTTTATGAATTGCTTCCAGTATATCCTAATCATTTTAAATTATTTCGGAAGAAATTAAAAAATGGAGAGTATGACAGTATTTTAGTAAAGGAGAAAAGAAAATGACGGAAAAAGAAAAACAGAAATATGAAAAAATATTTTTAGAAGTCTGGGATAAAAGCTTACTAGAACCAGACTTATTGATGGATATGTGTGAATTATTAGGGCTTGAAAAAACTGAAGAACTGGAAGACGGGATCACATTATTTTATTACAAGACTACAAGCGGAAGAATTTTTGTAATAGAAGACGATGAAGTTTCTGGGACTTTAGAAATTTATGAGGAGAAATAAAATGATATTAAAAATAATTGTAACAGTAATGATTTTAAGTATAGTTATTTGCCAAGTCGGTAAAGCTGAAAAAAGAAGATATTTAATGAGTGCTTACTTTGATTTAGTTATAATGTGTATATATCTAATGACAACAATAGGAATTTATTTATTTTTAAAGTAATATAGGAGGAATAGGAATGAAATTTTTAAAAATATATTTATTAGGATTTGCAATAGTTTTTGTATTTTTAACAATAGGAAGAACAATAACAAAAATAAGTGAGTATAAAAGAACTGGTAGGTGGAATAGTTATAAGATTGAATGGGGGCTAATAATTTATTATTCACTTTATAGTTTCAGTTTTTTCGCCTTGTTGTTAGATGATTTTATAAGAGAAAATTTTTAATTTAGAAGCACAATGGCAGTTGAATATTTTTGGTCTTAGTATTATAATAAAAAAAGGAGGAAGATTATGGAAAAAAACAAATATTTTTCAGGCACAGTAATTGCAATGAAAAAATTAAATGAAAAACTTAAAAAAATTTCCGAAATTTTTTGCCAAGAATTAGAAAAACTAAATAAAAATCAAGAAAAGACCAAATAAAACTGGTCTTTTTGTTTGTAAAAATAATGTAAATATGGTATAATAAGAGGGTGATAAAATGCTTACTAAAGAGCAGATAAGACAAATTGAAAATGACAAAAAACTATTTTTCTTTATCATTGAACTTTTGAAATTGAAATCAGAAGTTAGAGAAGTCGAAATGACAGCCGTTTTAAAAAATGGAAAGATGATAAAGAAAAAAAAGTTGTTAATTGAATAAAGGCAAGAACATAAAATTTGTGAGCCGACTTGTACATAGATTAGAAATAGTCTATTTATAGGTCGGCTTTTTTATTTAGCCTCCTTCTGATTTTTATATATATGGGCTCATTGATTAACAAGGAGCGGTTGGGTTGGTGGGAAAGTTAAAAAAGAAAGTGAGGGAATATGGAACTGGAAAAAATTAGTATAAATAAAATAAGGATGTATGAAAATAATACGAAAGAACATCCTGAATGGCAAGTTGAAGAAATTATAAAATCAATCAGTGCATTTGGATATAGAGACCCAATAGCATTAGATGAAAATAATGTGATTATTGAAGGACATGGAAGATACTTAGCTTTAAAACAGCTAGATTATGAAGAAGTTGAAATATTGAGAATAAGCGATTTAACAGAAGAGCAAAAAAAGGCATATGCGATAGCACATAACAAATTAACTATGAATACTGATTTTGATATAGAAAAATTGAGAATTGAATTAAGCAAATTGGAAGAAGCGAATTTTGATTTATCTGTATTAGGATTTGAAAACATAGAACTGGAAGAAATAATGGAAGTAGATGCTGAAGAAGTTCTGGAAATTGAAGAGGAAGAAACAGAAAATGAAAGGACGAGGCATAAATTGATTTGCCCACATTGTGGTCACATAGCATTGAAGATCGAATTCAAGGAGGTAATGGAAGATGGCGAAGATACATAATGATAAATATTACACTCCTGAAGCAGCTGTAAAAAAGGTTATAGAAGTTATTGAAAGAGATGTAAGACCTATAAAATGTTTTTCAAGGATTATAGAGCCAAGTGCAGGAGCTGGAGCCTTTTTAAATTATCTTCCGGAAGAAACTTTGGCATTCGATATTGAGCCACATGATCCGAGAATTAAAAAAGCGGACTACCTGATTCAAAATATACCTTATATGAAAAAAAGCTTAGTGATAGGCAATCCACCTTTTGGAGAAAATGGAACCTTGCATACCGAATTTATAAAAAAGAGCATGGAACATTCAGAGTATGTTGCCTTCGTGTTGCCGGGAGACATGTATAAAAGAGATACGTTTGAGGACATAGAACTTTACAAGAGTTATATGCTCCCTGAACTAAAATACAGCGGAGTTAAATTAAAATGTTGTTTCAATATATATAGAAAAAGGAAAAGCAAGCTACAGGATAAGAGAATAAAAAATGTGGAAATATTAACATTCTCAAAAAGCAAAAATACAACAAAAAAAGAGGAAAAAGACTGGTTGGATATAAAATCAGATTTTCGCTTAATAATGTTTGGAACGGTAAGATTAATTAAAAATACAGATAAAAAAGTTAGAGCAAAAGAAATGAAAATAATTCTAAAAGAAAAAGTTAATCTAAAACCTGTTTTAGAAAGGTATCTAAAAAAAAGACTAGAAATTTCAGTTGCGGCTTCAAATACAAGTAAAAGAGAGATAATAGAATTGATACACGATAATTTCCCTCAGCTGAGGGAGTGATTTTATGAGTAAGGAAGATATAAAGCTGCTTATAAAAAACGAGTACGAGAACGGAACGAGTATGAGCGTGCTGTCTAGGAAATATGGGATAAATCTTAGCAGCATAAAAAAGTGGAGTTCTCAGGGTAACTGGATTAAAAAAAAACATAACAAGGTAACCAAAAATAACCGAACTAAAAAAAGTAACCAAAGAGAACTGGTTACCCAAGAAAAAGATGCACAAATAAAAAGTGACATAATGAACAATATCTCAAAAAAAGAAGTAATGGCTAAAAATGACATAAGCGAACGAACTTATTACAGGAAAAGGCAAAGCATAAGACAGGCTAGGATTGAAAAAACGGAGCAGTATTTGGAGAAAATATCTGAGAGTGTTTACCCGGACTTAGAAACAATATTAGAGAATACTGAAAAAGCAAAAAGAAATCTGATTGTAAGGTCAATAAAGGAAATAGGGAGCGAAAAAACAGATGTAAAAAAAATACAGGAATACAACAAAGCTTTCAATTCTATCAATCAAATGGTAAACAACATAATAAGAACAGGGAAAATGCTAACTCCTTATGAGATATTGGAAATCGAACAACAGTTAGTCAATGAAGAACTGTTACAAGAGAAACTGGATCTTGAGAAAAAGAAAATAGAAGGCGAACAGCTGAAAGATACAAAAGTAGAATTTAAATTCAAAGAAAAAGAGATAGAAGAACTGGAGGATAAAAAAAATGAATAACGAAAATTTGACTGAAGCAACAACAGTTGTAGAGGAAAAGAAAAGCAACAAGGCTGAAAAGCTTTTAAATGAATTTGTGGAAAAGCATTTGAAAGGAACAAGATATGTGAGAGATTTTGAATTAACAATTTCGGATGAAACTAAGGCTTTTGGAATAGCTACAAATAATATTCTGTATGATTTTGATATTTCAAAAGAAGAATTTGAAGAAAAAGTTGATTTTTTACATAACACAAAAACACAAGATACATCAGGAGTTAAATATCAGTACAGAGTAATTAAGAAAAAAGGAGATAGTTTTATTGCGGCATTTAAATCAGACAGTTATGTGGTAGGAGCTGGAAAAGTAGGAAGAACAAGAGAGATTGTGGAGGTGTAGTTAAATGGGAAAAAATGGTAAAAAAGAAAATTTAGTTGAAACAAATGTTGAAGAAATCAACACAGAAGTTGAGAAGTCAGAAGAGCAATCTGAAGAAATCGGAACAGAAGTCGAAACAAATGTTGAGGAACAATCTGAAGGAATTAACATAGAAAATAAAATAACTAAAAAAGATTTAGAAGACAGAATAAAAAAAGGAGATTTCAGGATAGCACGTAACTTTGTTTTTAAAGACGGCTCAAAAGAATTAAGAGTGGATTACAAGGATACAGACCGTAATTATTTGCTCGAAGAAAATAAATTGATTGAGTATTTCAAAGAGAAATATCCACATCAGGAATTTTTTATTTTAGGAGAATAAATGGAAATTAAGTTGGATATAAATGAACATTTTAAGGGATTTATATCTGAAGATAATTCGGACATATATTTACTGATTGGAAGCTATGGAAGTGGCAAAAGCTACAATGTGGCAACTAGACTTATTATAGATAGTTTCAAGGGAAAAAGAAAAATACTAGGAATAAGGAAAGTTTATAGAGATATAAGAGACAGCGTATTTACTGATTTAGTTGATGTTATAACCGAACTTGAATTAGAAAATTATTTTAATATAAGGACTGGTCGTTTAGAAATAGAAAATAAAATAACCAAGACTAAATTTATTTTCAGGGGATTAGATGAAGTAGGAAGATTGAAGTCCATAAAAGGAATTACTGACATATGGATAGAAGAAGCTAATCAGTGCAACAGAAATGATTTCAAGCAACTTAGATATAGATTGAGAACTCCGGGAGTGAAAATGCACATGTACTTAAGTACAAATCCGGCAGAGCCTGACAGTGCTTCAAACTGGACTTACTGGTTTCTGACAGAATATGCAGGAGTATCTGAAGAAACATTATATGAAAAAAGGGAATTTATAAAAAAGATAGAAGATGCCGAAACAGGATATGTGCAAAGGATATATGTCAATCATTCAACTTACAAAGAAAATAAGTTTCTCCCAGCAAGTGCGGTTGCAGAATTAAATATGGAAAAGGATCCTTATTTAGTAGCAATAGCACAGCAAGGGAGATTTGGTTATCATGGTGAGTTTGTTTACAACGATGTTGAAAAAGAAAGCAATGAATATGTGGACGAACAGGTGGCAAGACTAGGAATTGAATGGCATGTTGCGGGAATGGACTTCGGATTTAAAGTTTCCTACACTGCAGTGGTTAGAGCTGCAATAGATTACGAAAATAATATTCTCTATATCTACGATGAATTTTACAACAAAGGATTAACCAATCCACAAATAATACAGGAAGATTTTCTTTATAACATAGCTGAAGAGGGTATTGTAATATATGCGGACTATGCAGAGCCTAAAACTATACAAGAATTCAAATCGAATGGAATACTCATGGCAAAGGCAGATAAAATGGTAGGAAATCCATTGGGTAGGATTGGAAAAGTGCAATCATTCAACAGAATTGTGATAGCACAGCGGTGTGAGAACACATATAGAGAACTAAAAAACTTGAAATTTCAAAAGGACGAGAACGGAGTAATAATAGTGGGAGATAAGAAAAAAATGTTTAATTTTGACGCTCACACTAAAGATGCACTTGATTATGCTCTTTCACGATACAGACCAAGAGATTTAAAAACTAGATACAAAAGTAAGATATAAGGGGGTGAACATGTTTAAATTTTTTAGAAAAAAGGAACAAGGCACAACAATTAAAAGCTTTAATGACTTGTTGAATTATGCGAGAGCTTTTAATATTTTTCCTTATAATGTCAATGTACAAAGAATGTTGAAACAAATCCCTGAAAATCCTTTTATAAGCTCGGCACTTGAAAGAATGCAACAAGGATTTTACTCTATAGACTGGAGTGTATACAAAGAAAATACAGAAGGGAAAAACGAAAAGAAGGACAATATAGTTTATAGGAGCTTGATTAATCCTAACGCTTTGATGGATACAGATGACTTTTTATATTATTGTTATCTTTACTGGGCTATCTTTGGTGAATTCCTTATTCAAAAAATAAAGCTTTATAACAAGTATGATTTATGGGTGTACAGCCCAGCTGAATATACAATAAATTACAACAATAACAATATACTTTTTGGGATACAGAGCATTGACTTATCGAATGGAAAGAAAATTTCAGGAAAAGAACTTGAAAATTTCTGTTATAAGAAAATGCCAAATCTTTATTCAAAAGGTAATGGAATAAATAGAGTGACTTCACTTGCATTGTTACATGACTACTATTGTTTAATAAGTCGGTGGAACAATAGCATTTTAAAGAACAGTGGAAAAAGACAATTTTTAATTTTGTTAGACCAGTTAGGAACAGGAGAAACAATAGAAAAAATACAGGACAGAATAAGCGAGAACAGTGGAGCGGATGGGATAGGGAAACCAATTATTTTAAGTGGATTTGACGAGAAATCAAAAATACATAATCTTGACTTTACTCCAAGAGATTTTGATTTTATGGAAGCAACAGCAGAAATAAGGAATATTACTTCAAATGTATTGAATGTTCCTGATTTGCTTATTGGTGGAAAAGATAATGCTAAATACAACAACATGCAAGAGGCAAAGAAAGCACTCTACACTGAGAACATTATTCCTGCAGCTGAACAAATAAAGTCGTGTATAAATAGATTATTTCAAAAAGATTTCGGGCATAATGAACTGATTGACTTTGACACTTCAAAAATAGAAGTATTGAAAGACAATAAGATTGAACTGATAAATGCATTGAATGCTTCAGAATTTCATACTGTAAACGAAAAAAGAAAAATGCTTAATTTAGACAGTATAAACGGAGCGGACGAAATATTGATAAAAGGAATGCCAAGTACTTTAACGGATGTATTGAATGGCGAAGTAGAGCCAATTGATAACAATCCAAGTGAGGACGATATTTAATGACAAAAAAAGAAAAGAAACAAATGGAGAAACAAGCCGAAGCATTAAAAAAAGCAAGAGGAAAAGCAACGAAAGTTGTAAAAAAAAAATTAGACTCAAACTTTAATGATTTATCAAACAGTGTTGATGTAATAAATGAAGAAATAATAATTGATTTTTCAACTTTCAGAAATAACTTAAATAAAACATTGTTGCTTACTCATAGAGTTTCAACTAAGGCTGTAATAGATGTAGTAGATGAAATGTATGAAGTGAGGGAAAAGGTAAATTATTTTAAAGATATAGAAGATAAAAGGCTAAATGATTTTAACGCTAAAAAAGCCGCAGAAAAAGTACAAAAAATTGATGAAGTTACAAAAAATAAAATAAATAAAATCATTTCTGAAAGACAGGCAAGTGGAACAAATGCGAAACAAATAGCCAAGGAGGTCAGGGAAAATGTAAAAGAAATGACAAAGAGTAGGACTTTAACAATCGCAAGAACAGAAACGGCTAAGGCAAGTGGTTATTCAATGCACGAACTTGCTAAAGAAACGCTTGTAAACACTAAAGTATGGATGCATGCTGGTGGTGGTGCAACGGACAGAAAATCACATTTAGATATGAATGGCGAAGAAAGAAAAATAGATGAAGCATTTTCAAATGGTCTGATGTATGCACATGATCCTGATGCAGAAGCTGGAGATGTAATAAATTGTTATTGTGTCACAACATATAAATTTAAAGTGTGAGAGGAGGAAAAATGTCAAAACATTTATTTGAAAAAAGTATTGGAAATACAATAACTAAATCTGACACTGAAAATGGAACATTTGAAGGTGTTCTGATAAAAGGTAGTGTTATTGATAGTTATGGAGATTATTTTTCAGAAGAAGCAATAAATAATTTCAAAACCAAAAACAATTCGAATACAATTTTCTTATTACATCAGCACAATAAAAGTGCTGAAATAGGAACAATGGAAATATATGCTGAAAACGGAGATTTGAAATTTAAAGCAAAATTAGATTTATCAAAGGACGATAATGGTAATTTTATAAATAAGGAAGCCGCAAAAGTCTATTCATTAATGAAACAAGGAGCACAGTATGATATGAGTGTTGGTGGTAGATTTTTAAAGGCTGAATTTGGGTATATAGATACTGATAAAGGTCAAACAACGGCTTACATAATAAAAGAATTTGAAGCATGGGAAGGTTCGACTGTAATAAAGGGTTCTGTTCCCGGATCAACAGTAGAGAGTTTTAAAAATTTTAATGAAAATAAGGAGGGCAATATGCCAATGGATATGACAAAACAATTTGAAGATTACAAAGAAGAGGTTCAAAAAATAATCAATGGACTACAGGAAGGAATAAAAAAAGAAGATGTTTCAGAAGAAATAAAAAAATCTGTTGAAACAATGACAGCTGATTTTCAGAAAAAAATAGATGAATATAATGAAGCATTCGTAAAAAAAATAGATGACAAACTAAATGAATTTTCAAGAGAATATGCAGGAATACAGGAAGCAAAAAAAGAACTAACTGAAGCTGATCTGGAAAAATCAATCTGGGAATTCATGAGGGAAACAAACAGTGATAAAGGATACACAGTAAAATCTTTTTCTCAATTCTTAGAAAAAAGAGAAGAGGAAATGGCAAAATCAACAGGAACATCAGCAGTTCCTCAGGCAATATTGCCATTGTTAAGCAGAACAATTTTAAGAAGAGCACAGGACACTAAAAACATATGGGCTTATGTTTCAAAATTTTCCATGACTGAAATGTCTACAAAAATACCAAGAGAGCTGTTAGGAACAACAGAAGTTAAATTTATAGGAGAAACAGCAACAAGAGCTGAAACAGCTATAAGCTTACTTGACCAAGTAGAATTAGAACTACACCAAATATATGCTTTACCAATATTCACTAACAAAATGTTAGCAGGAGATGTTGTAGGATTTGTGGCATTGGTGCTTGAAAGAGTTGCAGAAAATTTTGTTAAAAAGATATCTGAAAAAATATTATTTGGAAGTGGAACTGCAGAGCCTTACGGAATATTAACAAATGCACAGGTTACAGCTAATGCTTTGACATTTGCTGCAGCCGGTAAAGTGGATTATGACACAATAATAGATGCAAAATATGACTTAAAAGAAGATTATGTTTCAAAAGCTGTAATAATAATGAATAGAAAAACAGCAAAGGAATTCTTTAAATTGAAAGATAACAACGGAAATCCAATATTTGAAGAAGCTTACAAAAATGGAAAACAGGATTCTCTGTCAGCTCTGCCAGTTGTTTATGACGACACATTGCCAGCATTCAAAAGTGCAAATGTAGGAGATGTAGTCGTGTTAGTAGCAGATATGTCAAGATACTTAGGAGTAACTCATACTGACTACAACATAAGAATTAAAGATGACATTACACAAAAAGGATTTACCGGATATTACTTTGAAACAATGGTAGGTGGAAATGTGTTATTGCCTGAGGCATTTGTTCCTGTTAAAAAGAAATAGGTGGTTGCATGAAAGCAATAATAACTGTCGGACAATATGAAAGACTTACTAATCAAAAACTGGAAGAAAACAAAAAAGAATTTGTAAAAGTTCTTATAAATGTTGTTTCAGATATGATTGAAAGTCACATAGGATATGACTTAGAAAAGCAAGACAGAATTGAAATAATACAGAAAAACATTAAAATTAATAGGTTTTGGGTTAAATACCCACCTATTAATTCTGTTATTTCTGTTTCCATAAATGAAAAAGATGTGAAAACAGAGGATTATATCAATACAACTAAAAAAATAGAATTAACGGATTATTTCTGTTCAGGGTGCAATAACTGTACTTTTACAGCAGAAGATAAGATTGTTCTTAAATATAATTCAGGATTTGTATTTGGCGACAACGGAGATGTTCCGTATGATTTGCAATATTATGTGGCAATGATGATAAGGGATTTAATGTTATTACAGGAAGATCCTGACATGCAAAAATACAGTAGTTATAAAATTAATGATATTGCATACACATATAAGGACAATCATATTTTTAACACATTTATTATACCAATACTGAAAGGATTACTGATGTAATGGGAATATCAATTGAATTTAAGCTTGACGAATATAACAAGGCAAAAGAAATATTTAAATATTTGACAAGCCATAAACTGAAAATAGGATTTACAGGGAACGAAAGTGGAGCAAAGGGAACAAAAGTTTCTGAATATGCTTTCTATGTAGAATTTGGAAGAGGAGAGGGAAATGTTCCAAGACCTTTTTTTTCAAATGCTACTAAGGACATAGAAGACTATTTAGATACAACACTGAAATCGCTTGTAATGGAAGCAATTAAAAGTGGTGCAAGTGGAGAAATGGTGCTAAATACAATAGGTGTTGAAACAGTCAGATTAATTCAGGAGAGCATTTTAAAAGGTGGCTTTGCTGCAAACAAAGAAAGCACTTTAAAAAGAAAAAAAGGAACTAAACCACTTATTGATACAGGAACAATGCTTAATTCAGTAAAATTTGAAATAGAGTAGGTGAATTATGGATAATGTGAAAATTCCTGAAAGATTTTTTAAGGAATTAAAAATAAAAAACAGCGTTCCTCGTTGGGAAGATGGTGAAAGAATAGTAGAGGGAAAAGACATTACTTTCAAGGGAGCATTATTTGACTTAAGTCATTCAGATTACATTAAATTTCAGTCACAGGAGACAACTTTGGGTTTTGAAGATAGAAAATTATATGTGAAAGAAAATGTTGAAATAGACTTGAAAATGGAAGTCATAGACCATTTAGGAAATAAATTCAGGGTTGTAGGAAAAGAAGACTATAGGCAGAATGGACATGCTAACTTGATAATCTGCTATTTAGAGAGGTTAAAAGATGGAATTGATAGAGAAGTTTAGGAAACTGTTAAATGGTTTCAGCAACAAAAAATGGCAAATTATAGCCGGAGAAATGCTTGCAGAAACTCCAAATTATCCATTTGTTGAAATGTTTGTTATTAATTTAACTCCTGATTTTCACAATCAGAGTGTTGAAGTTTTGAAAAAAGAAAATGGAATGTTAACAGAACAGAATATAAAGACTTACAACTCAACACTACAATTTAATTGTAGACATAAAACCATGATGGAAGCTGTAGAACTGGCAAACAACTTATTCAGAATTATCAATTTTGAAAAAAGGAACATGATTAATAACAATGGCTTTGGAATAAAAAGAATGTCTTTTATCAGAAATTTGAATTTTATTGAAGCTGGAAAATGGAGTTACTGTTATTCATTTGATGTTGAAATTTCCTTTGATGTCACAGAAGAAAGAGAAGTTGAAACTATTGAAACAGTAAAAACTAAAATAAATAATAAACAGGAGGTCACAATAAATGAGTAATATATTAAGTCAAAACATCAATGATGTTAAGCTTACAATAATCAGGGAATATATAGGCAACTATAATGTAGATTTAGGTGTGCATAGATTAGTTACTGTAGAAAAAAATATTCCTCTTACAAAATTAGAGCCTAATACGGCACTGGAATATATGACAACTCCAACCGCAAAAGGGGGCTTAGGATTGTCAAGTACGGATAATATTTATAAAATGGTCGAATTATTTCTTTCACAGACAATAGAAAGTGGAGGAACAACTATAAAAGGAGACCATTTTTGGATACAAGGAATACAATTTAATCCAAGTTCGGATGACTTGACCGTAGCATTTACTGACAAACTGGAAAATACAAAAGAGGATGCCGATAATTATTTTTGGATATTTGATTTACAACATTCAAAATTCAATGAATGGCTAACTTTGTTCCTGAATAGAAATTACAATTTTGCATTAATTGAAAAGAAAGAAAATACAGTGGGAGATTTAGAAAAATCAGACAGAATATTTGCAATAGCAAATCCTAAAGTGGATGTCAGAACAGATAAATCAAATACTCTTGAATTTTTAAATCCTAAAGGTGGAGTTGCTTCTGCATTAGGTGGAGGAGTTTTCACAAGATTAGCAACTGCAGGATTTGGAATGAGAGTAAAGCACAAAACATTGCAAGGGATAAGAACTTATAATACAGCCTTATTCGAACATAATGTGCCACTTACAAATGTGGAACTGAACACTTACAAAAGCAAAAATGTTGCTACTTATGAGAATGCTTGGGGTGCTGGAATGGTGTCCCTGTCCAAAACAATTGGTGGAGATATCTATGCAGATGAAAGAATAGGGTTGGATTACATTATATTTGTAATAACAGGCTCAATTCATAAGCTTTTCAATCAACAGATAGGAGTTCCTTATGATGATGGAGGAATTAATGTTATTGAGAATAAGTTAAATGATTGCATGGTACAAGTAGGAGACGAAGGCTGGCTTGCAAGAAGAAGTTCAAAGGCAAGAGATTATTCATTTAAAATAACTGTTCCTGAAAGAGCTTCAATTCCGAATCAAAAAATAGTGGACAGAATTTTGGATGACACAAAAGTAGACTTTACTCTTGCAGGACAGATTGAAAATTTAAATGCAACTTTGAACTGGAAAACAACATTAGTCTAAAGAAGCGTTTTTAAGTAATCAGGCAAAATATCAAAGAAATAAAATAAATCAAATGTACCCCTTAAATTTTTAATATTTAGAGGGTAAGAAAGGGAGTTAATAATGAAAGATGTAAGAAAAGTTAGTCTTGTTTTGACAAGTCCGACTGGAAGAACTAGAAATATAATAGGTGTGTCCGTGAATCCTTCACAGGTCAACCAAAATTTCACACTTTCAGATCCTGACATGAACGGAGAACATGTCACAATAATGAATGGTTCAACGGCTACTACTTATGAAGTAGTTGTTAGGCAGAATAGTGGGAATTTTACATTTTTAAATAATTTTGTACAGGATTGCATGGATGAAGGTAGAACAGGAACAGGACTTTTTAAAAATACTTCTGTCAAAGGAAAGCCTGAAACACATGTACTGGTTGGAGTTACAATCCAAAAAAAGGAAAGTGGACAACATGATAATTCAAATGTGGATGCGACATTTACAGTACAGGCAGAATCAGTAAGAAGAGATAATTTATAGGAGGAATAGGAAATGCCAAAATTAAGATTAAAAAATATATATGCTAAAGATGAAACGGGGAAAGGCTATAAAATTTATGAAGAACTGGAAATAGAATATCAGGATAATGGAGACGATGAAAAACTTGCTAAAATTGTGAATAGTCATATAGAAGGTAATGCGGACCGGCTGGACACATACGATGCCTTGGCAGAAGATATGATAATCTCTCCCGAAGGAGCTAGAAGTCATAAGTTTTTCGGAAAAAATGCAGCTGCAGCAGTAGGAGTTATACTTCCTTTTTTGCTGAAATATGGCAACGAAGATATGATAGATGCCAACAAAAAGCTACAGATAGAAGAAGTAGATGGAGAATAATTTTTGAAAATAAAATGGGAAGTATCAATGAAATTTTAAATATGGACAATGATACTTTCCTTGAAATGAAAATTGCAAGAAATGAGTGGATAAAGGAGGTTAATAAGCAAAATGGCAAATGAAATGGTAATTGATATGAAATTTAAAGGCGATAAGAGTGCTATTGATAGTGTCGACAAAGCTATTGATGAATTAGCCTCCTCCGCAAAAAAAGCTTCAAAAGAAGTAGATGGTCTTGAAAAAGAAGTTAAAGATACAGGAAAAACAAAGCCTGAACTTGAAAAAGTAAAACAAGGATTGGGTGGAGTAGGAAAAGGAGCAGAAAATGCTAAAAGCGGTGTCGACAAATTAGCTGGTGGTTTTAAAAGCTTATTGTCAGCAATGCTACCAGTTTTAAGTGTTGCAGCTGTTGTTGGATTCACAAAAAAATCATTGGAAGCATTCGGAGATTTTGAAAAAGGTATGAATGCTATTTTTACTTTATTACCAAAAAAATCGGCAGAAGCTGAAAAAGAAATGGGAAAAAGAGTAAGAGGAATGGCTAAAACTTATGGAATAGAAATGAAAGATACAACAGACGCAATTTACAATGCCTTATCTGCAGGAGTAGATGAAAAAGATGTTTTTAAATTTGTCGAAACAGGGATAAAAGTAAGTAAGGCTGGAATGGCAAGTTTGAGTGATTCAACAGCTACATTAAATACAATAATGAACAACTACAGAAATGATAGCTTAGATGTAAATAATGTATCTGACTTATTATTTGCGACAATAAAAAAAGGAGTTACTTCGTTCCCGGAACTTGCAAGTTCAATCGGAGATGTTTTGCCTTCGACTTCTGCAGCAAATGTTTCATTTCAACAGACTGCAGCGACAATGGCAACATTGACAGCAACAATGGGAAAAGGGTCAACAGCTAAAGCTGGAACATCAATGAGAGCAATGTTTGAAGAATTGAATAACTCAGGAAGTAAAACTTATAAGATGTTCAAACAGTTGAATGGTGGTGTTGATTTTAAGACTTTCATGAAAAATGGAGGGAATGTATCACAAGCATTAGGAATGATTGAGAAAAAAGCACAGTCTACAGGAAAAACAGTAGCTGACATGTTTACTTCAGTCGAATCTAAAAAAGCTGTTAATATTCTTACATCTAATAAAAAAGTTTTTGAAGAAAATTTAGAAGAATTTAAGAACGTAGCAGGAGCAACTGATGAAGCATATGCAATAATGAACAGAGGTTGGGGTGCCACAATGGACAGATTAAAGGCTGGAATGACAGATGCCATGATAGGTTTTGGAGATGCCATTGCCCCTTTAGTTGGTCTTTTAGGTCAGGGATTGACGGAAGCTATAAATTTAGTAACTCCAGCTTTAGACTTATTAGGACAAGGGATAGACGCTATAATAGAACCTTTAAGTGCTATAGGTGAAGCATGGGGGTTGATAACAGGAACATCGGCAACGGCAAGTCTGGATGAAGTAACTAAGAAATTTTCAGAACTTTCCCCATTAGCTCAAGAATTAGTACAACCATTGGCGAATTTAAAACAGGCTTTTGATGAACTGATAAATGGAGTTTTGGAAGCAATTTCTCCGGCTGTAGAAAGAGTACAGGAGTTTTTTAATTCTTTTACAGGAGGTATGGACACAGGGGATATGTTAGTAGGATTAGTAGAAGGCATCACATGGGGTGTTGAAACAATAACGCCTTTACTGGAAGGATTAGGGTCATATTGGAATATGCAATTCAATGTCATGATGAATGTTGTTCAAATATTAGGAAGTTTTTTCAAGGGAGTAATGGAAGGAATGGGAATAGACACTCAATCAGTGCAACAATTTATTTCAGATTTAGCAACAATAGGTGGAGCTGCATTCAAAGGGCTTTCTTCAGCAATAAGTGCTGCATGGGGTGTTATTCAACCAGTCCTTAATTTCTTAGCCGAAGCACTAGGAAAATTAATAGGATTATTGGCAAAAGTAACATTTGAGCCTCTGCAAAAAGGAGCGAGTTTCTTATCGGGACTTCTAGGTGGAGGAAATAAGCCGAAAAGAGCATTAGGAGATAATAATTTTATGGGTGGAGCAACAACTATTTCAGAGCAAGGTAGAGAGATGTTTGCAACTCCTAGTGGACTTGTAGGGTTGTCTCCTAATTCAAGAAGTGAAATGTTTCTTCCAAAAGGGACACAAATTTTTTCTAATCAAAAGACTGAGAAAATTATAAATATGGCAAAAAATATTTTTAATAATCAAATGCCAATGCCACAAGGTGGCAACTCATATGAAATAAGTATCCCGATAAATATTCAGCAAGTGGCACAAGATAAAATAGAAAAAATAAAAGCTTTAAGACCTATTATAACATCACTTATTGAAAATATATTGAGTGACAGGGAAAGTGATGCTGCTTACAAGTGGGGTGACATTTAGTAATGTTAGATTTAAATCAGATAAATAATCAAGTAAGTAATTACAGGGAGCAGTACAAAGGATATAAAAAAAATGTTGTAACTAACCTGAATACTTATAAAAAAAAGTACCTTGAAAAGTACAGAGAAGGGGTCTACATAAACAATATAAGACTTGACTGGTGCCAGATATCAGAAACACAAAAAGGCGACATGAAAGACAGTCCTTTAGATCCTTCAGATATTCCAAATCAAATTTCTACAAATTTAAGAATCGGAGATAAAGAACTCCGTATTGAAGCAAGATTTAATCTTGATAATTTGAAGAAGAAGGAACTTTTCGAGGAAATAAAACAGTTATTTTTGAAAAAACAAAAAATAAACATAACAACAAGCAATGAAATAATTGAAAATCTAGTGATTTTAAGTATTTCAAAGGAAATGGATAAGAATAACTATTCCTTTTCCTTGAGTGTTAGACAATTTCAAACGGCAAAAATAATGAGTACAGGCGAAGTTAAAACAGGAGAACAGACACAAGTGAATGGAACAACAACTGTAGGAACACAAGGAACTACTCCAAGTAAAGTTTCAGGGGGGTATTTGAAATGAGAATAAATTTAGACAAAAGCTTAATTCCTCTGAAATTCACTTTAAGAGTACTGGACGAGAACTTCAAACTTCATTTTAAAGAACACAAAATGCTCGTTAATGATGACGAGCTAAATCCAGTTTTTAAAAGTAGACTATATCTTGACGTTTACAATGAAGACGATATTCTTATTCTAAAAAATGAAAAAATGGTTTTTGGCGTTCCTGTAGGCTTATATTTAAGCCGGGATAAAAATAATAATGTTAATCCTGAATTTCCTAATGCTTATATTTTCCCATTTTCCGAAGATGGAATTGAGCGTGAAGTTAATTTTGATAACTTGAACGACACTGTATTTATTGAATTTATAGAAAGAGAGTAACTTTATGACAGATAATAGATTTGTAATTGGAGAGTTATTTAATGAAAGTGCTTTGATTACTATAAGAACAGCTAACAAGGATATAGAAGTTCCTTATCAATATTGGGATCCTAACGACATTGAACAGGACAGAGAAATAAGAGGATACGATATATCCGTGAGTTATAAAGACAGTGAAAACAATGACTTAAGTAGTGGAGAAATAACTATTTTTAACTTAGCACAATCAGATATAGATTTGATAAGAGAAAAAGACACTATAAATGTGAAAATGGGATATGGAAAAGATATAGGAGAAGTATTTACAGGAACAATAACAGAAGTAGTTCAGCTTGAATATGAATTAAAAATAAAATTTTTGGAAGCAGCAAAAAGTTTTAACAATCGTGTGAGCATCGGATTGGAGCCGACTAAAGCCAGTAAAGTTATCAAGGAGATTGCGGACAGTATAGGATATGTTGTTAAAAAATGTGAATTAAAAATAGATAAAGAATATAAAGGGGGCTTTTATTTAAGCCCTTATGATGTACCTTTAAGAAAAATTATTCAGATTGTTAATGACTGTGACAGCAAAATCAATTTGAAGTATGACGAAATATATATATATTCACAGGAAAACGACGATACTGAAAAAATAATTTTAAATAAAACTTCAGGACTACTTGGAGAGCCAAAAAAATATGTCAAACCTGAAAAAACGTCTGCTAAGAACAGAGGAAAAGCGACCGAGGAAACAAAAAAAGAAGATAAGAAAAAAAGAAAAACAAAGAAAAAGAAAGCTGAAAAAACAAAAAGTCCTGAAAATCGTAAAGTTGAATATGATTATAGCCTAAATTGTCTGTTAATACATTATTTAAAGAAAACAGATAATGTAATAATAGAAAGCAAAACATTTAATGGAAAAGCAAAGATAGTAGCATTATCAATAAAAGATTTCGTTATGGAAATCAAAGTAAAAGTACTAAATGAGGTGAAAAAAAATGGAAGTAATACCAACAACAACACTCGGAAGAATAACAAGAAGCTACGGTGATGGTTTTTATGCAATCCAACCTTTAGGAACAATAAAAGGAGTGGAATGGCAACCTATTCCACGTGTTCCTATGTGTCAGTTGGGAAATAAAAGTATAAATCAAATATTTCCGTTTAATATAGGAGACGTTGTTCCTATATCTTTTTTAAGTTTTTCACAGTCTAATTTTTTAGAGGGAAATGATGAAGGAGATTTGGACAGCGATTTGACAAATAGCTTTGCTGACTGTATTGCATTCCCTTTCGTTGTTCCAACTTCTTCAAATGCTTTAAATGCTGAAACTATTACGATAAATGGAAATGTAGAGCAGAGCGGAACAATAACAAATAATGAAACAACAAGTAATGGAATAGCTTTAACAACTCATGTTCATGGTGGAATTACAAAAGGATCAGACAAAACAGAAAAGGCGGAATAAACATGGATTTGAAATTAGGAAATATAAATCATGGAGAGTTGGAAATAAAAAACAATGATTTGATGTTAGTGGAAGACAGGAATTCTGAGATATTGCAAATGATAGCCGTAATGTTACAAATCAGAGCTGGAGAACTTGAATTTGACACAAATTATGGACTTGATTGGGCATACTGGGAAACAGGAAATAAAACATTAGTAGAAGAAAATATAAGAAATAAAATACTCTATTATTTTAGGGAAGTTAATAAAATAAATGCTGTTACTTCTAAATTTTTAACAGGAGACAGAAGAAAATTACAAGTATTTATTTCTTTGGAAATTAATAATCAGACATATGAAAAGAGTTTGGAGGTGTAATATGGCAAGGATAGAAATTCCTGAACTGAATGACATAATAGGAACAATGGGAGACAGTATAAAGTCATCACAATCAAATTTTGGAATTGATAAGAGGTCAGTTTGGTATTTAATGATAGGGTATCCGGTCGGAAGATTGGCACAACAGAAACTTTACAGGATACAATACTTAGCTGATAAAGCAAATATATATAAATGTGAAAACGAAGAACTGGACGATATTCTAAATGGGAATTTTAACTTTCCTAGAAAGCAGCCTAGTTTTTCAAGAACATTTGTAACATTCAATGCAGTAAATGGAACAACTGTTGGAATAGGAGAACTGGGAGTAAAAACTTCAACAGGAGTTGAATTTTTTAACATTAATATGGCAACAGCGACAAATAACACAATTTCTTTAGAGTTTCAATGCGAAAATGTTGGAAGTGTTGGTAATGTTGGAACTAATGAAATAACTAAATTTATTACAACAGTACAGGGAATATTGTCAATACAAGCAAGTACAGAAGGGCAAGGCGGTCAAGATAAAGAAACGGACATTGAATATCGTGACAGATGGTTTAATTCAAGATTTAGAAGTTATTGGAATATAGATGGTATAAAATCTGCATTAATGAATTTAGATGGAGTTAAAAGTGCCTATGTAAATGAAAACCATGAACCTGTTGCTGTAAATGGAATAGAACAAAAAAGTGTAATCATAGTTATTGATGGTGGGATTAATAGTCAGATAGCACAGACAATATTTGAAAAGAAAGATCAGGCAATAAAAAGTGTAGGAGATGTTATCGCACATGCTACAGATGTTTCAGGAATTAAAAGAGAAATAAGATTTTACAGACCTTCAGAAGTAAAAATTGAAGCAAATTATACTTCAATTCCTGCAAATTATGCTGCAGAAAATAAAAATAAAATAGATGCAATAATAGATAACTACATCAGGTCGAAAGGCGTAAACGGATTTATTTCGGCTTATGAATGTTTTGTTGAAAAAATAAGACCTACTATTTCTGAAACAGATTTAAAACATCTAGATTTGTCATTTAAAATTCATGGCACAGGAATATCTTTTACAACAAGTCTACAGCTTGGAGTGAAAGAAAAAGGAGCACTCTATGTACGATAATTATAAATATTTAAATAGTAAAATACCTTATATTTTGAAAGCAACAGAAACAAATCAAGCTTTCATAAAATCAATTGCTGAAGCATTTGACTTGATTGACAAATATATAGATATGCTTGAAAATTACTGGCTTATTGATAAAGCAAAAGGAGAGTTTCTTGATGATTTAGGAGAACTTGTTGAAGAAAACAGAAAAAATGATGTAGATGAAAATTATAGAAAAAGAATTAAGTTGAAATTTCAAGCTCTGGACATAGTTCCTACTCTTGATAATATTCTAAATTTAATCAAGAGTTTTACCGGGCTATTTCCTGAAATCCGAGAAGGCTGGAAAGTAGATGGAGAGCCGGGAAGATACGATATAGATTTTATAGCTGAAAAAGATTATAATTTTTCTCTTATTGATTCAATAGATTTAGAGAGCATTGTTGGTGGTGGAATAAAAATAAATACAAGGAAATGTTTGGAAAATTATACTGAATCATATTATTCAGGAGACATTTTTGCCAGTGATAATTTATTTCCTATGTATGCGGTACGAAAAGCAGACTGTGATTTTAGCTTCAATGATGTTCCTTATTCGAAAGAAATAAATTCTGGAGACAAATTATTTTTATCAAACGATCTGATAAATTTTGAAAGGAGATAAGAAATGCCAAAAAAATTTACGAATGTAATAGATAGAGGAAGAGTTACAGCAAATAAATATAATCTTACAAATAATGGAGACGGAACGGCAATAATTACAGATATAGAAAGCAATATTAATGTTCCGGGAACTCCACTCAATAAAGAATTATTTAATCCAATGCAAGAAGGATTAATATTTACAGTAGAAACAGTTCATACAATAGAAAATAGCACAGATGTTTATGAATTAGACATAGATGGACTACAAGGAGCAAGTAATTTAAACGGAATGCCTTTATTTAAAGGATTATCATTTAATATAAAAATATCTGAAACAAATACCACTAATGTGGTAAAGATAAAAATATCGGGCAATAAATATGATCTTGCGAAAGAAAGTGGCGATACAGTTGTTAATTTAACAATTGGAGAATTGAAAAGAAATAGATATTACAAAGTAATATTTGATAGTGTCAGATTCGCTATACCAGTTGAAATAATAGAGTATAATCCTATGTTTGGTGCAAATTTTGGAGGCTTGTTAGGAACTCCAGGAACGAAAAAAGTAGGAGTTGCTTATTATGATGTGGCAAATAATCAGACAGTTGTTCCGACAGTTGAAAATTCTTTGACTTATTTTGAAAGTTCAAAGTTCATTCCAATTTCGGACTATCAAACTGCGAAGAAATTGGAAAATTTATACGAAATTGAAAATCAGAGAATTCAAGTTGCAAATGGCGATGTCATTTTCACTCGAAAAGGTAAGGCTGTAACAGTTATGGTCAGATTACAGAACGACGGAAATAATATTACTTTTCATGAAAATCAACAGCTATTAGAAATTCCTACAAAGTTCCGCCCTGCTTTACAAAGCCATGGACTTGAATCAGCACTTGCTTCTTCTTCACTCACTCCAGGATTTAACGGGGCGACTAGAATGCAGATAAATCCAACAAATATAACGATATGGGGAGCCCACTTAGGACGTTTCAACGTACTTAAAGGCTCTGCAACATATTTTATAGATTAGTATTTTTAACAATCATGTGAAAATAAAATAAAAAATATAGGAGGTAAATCATGATAATTTACATTTACGATAAAAACACATTAGAGCTAATAGCTCAACCAATGACACTCGGTGTCGAAAAATTTAAAGAAAATCCTAACTTGTTTTTCCCAGATTGGAATCCAGAAACAATGGTTTTTTCAACATCATACCTTGTAAATCCTGTTTTAGACGCAGAAACAGGCGAATTAAGAGAAATGAATGAGTATGAGCAAATTGTTGCGGAGAAATTATTTTTGGCAGATGGAGAATATCTAGACGAAAAAACTAAATCTGTCAAGAGAGTTTCAAAACCGAACGACTGGAGCATCTGGGATAGAGAAAACAAAAAATGGAAAGTGGATAACACTTTAATGAACGAAAGGAAAAAGGAACTCAAGGAAAAATTGTTACAGGATTTAGCAGAAGCAAAATCAAATTACTTGAATCAGACAATAGAAATAGAAAAATCCGGGAAGAAATACACGTTTGAAAATAACGAAAAAAACAGAAACAGACTATCACTTAAAATATCTTTGATGTGGGTGCTGGAACAGGACAAAATAGAAAAAGTGAAAGCACAAAACGGAAAAGGTTTAGTTGAATTTATTGAGTTAAGCAAAGCAGAATTAAAAGTTTTAGCTGGAAAAATACAGGACATTATAGAAGTTGCAGACATAGCTGAACAAATGGCTGTAACAGGACTTGAAAGATACAGTATTGAGCAGTTGTTAGAGCTTGATGTAAATGACTTTTTTAAAAACTAGGAAAGGGAGTGGTGTAAATGGGTACAAGATTCGACAAAATTTTTAGTTACATGCTATTTGTCGAAGGTGGATATAGTAACGATAAAAATGACAAAGGCGGAGAAACTACATGGGGAGTTACTAAAGAGGAAGCAAGAAAAAACGGATACAAGGGCTCTATGAAAAATTTAACACAAGATTTTGCTAAGAAAATATTGGAAAAAGATTATTATTTAAAAAATCGTTTGAATGAAGTAAAAAACGATAAGGTCGCACTTTCAATATGCGACTGGAGTTTTAATTCAGGAAGATGGGCAACTAAAAAGGCACAAGTAACATTAAATAGTTATTTTGGCTATGATTTAGTTGTAGATGGTATTTTTGGAAGCAAAACTATAAAGGCATTAAATGAAGTAGAAGAGCAGGGAAAATCTGAAGAATTTTTGAAAAATTATCATAATTTGCAAAGAAAATTTTATCACTCTGTTGTGGAATACAATCCAACACAATCAGATTTTTTGAAAGGTTGGTTGAATAGAGTTGACAGAAAAGAAAAATATTTAAAGGAGATGTTTTAAAATGAGTAAAGTTATTTTAAACGTAGGTCATGGTGGAGTTAGAAAAGACACAGGAGCTTGTGGAAATGGCTTTGTTGAACATGAATGGAATAAAGACTTTGTGAACAATTATATTGTTCCTGAGTGCAAGGTGCAAGGATTGGATTATAGAGTAGTGTATCAAGAATATTATTCAACATTGCCCCAAAAAATCAATGCTATATCAGAAAAAGGCGATGTGACCCTATCATTTCATTTGAATGCAGCTGATAAAACGGCTACAGGTGCTGAAATGTTATTCTGGCACAAATCAAAAAAGAGCAAGGAACTGGCGGAATTTTTGCAAGAAGCAAATATTGAAGCAACTCACTTGAAAGATAGAAAAATACTACCTCGTGATTATGCAGACAGAGGAGCAACACTTTTAAGAAAAACTGTGACACCTTGTGTCATAGTTGAAAGTGGATTTATAACAAATTCAGAAGACATGAAAACACTAGAAGAGACAAAAAAACTGTTAGCAAAATACTATGTTGCAGCAGTAAAAAATTATTTTAAAGGAGAGATGTAAAATGATGAACATAATAACAAACGTATTAAATCAATTTGGAGCAAACTTAACAAATTTAGTGGCGGTAGCATTAGCTGGAATGATAGCAAGAGGATTATCTTTAATTGTAATTAATGGGCATAAATATTTACTTAAAAGAAAAATATCTAAATATGTACTTAAATTTCTTCCTCAGGGAATAGCTTACGGAGATATGTTGAAAGGCATCAAGCCAAATCATGAGAGATTAGTTCAAGCTGTTCTGACTGTTCAGAATAGAGTTTTAAAAATGTTCCCTGAAAAACAGAGACCTACAATAGATAAATTGATAGATGAAAATGCTATTGCAAGAGAGATTGAAAGAAAGCTGAATGAGGATAAGCAGGAGGGTTTAGCAAAGCTGACAGCAGTGGAGGAAGAATAAGAGCTACTGTCGGAGAGAAAATAGAAAAAGTAACTGAACAGGCAACGGAAAAAGCAATTGACAAGGTAATTGAAAAAGTAGTGGAGAGCGGAAAACTCTCTGCTACTGATAACAAGCTTAATTTTAATGTTATTGACTATAAGAGAGATTATAGTCGTAGCAACATATATGCGGATATCAATTATAGAGATAATTTCAGAGGAGACAGAGAATTGCTTGCCAGAGCTGGGTTTATTTACTATTTTGAAAGAAAGTAGGAATAGCAATGCAGTTAAAGGAGCTTATGCTGTACATAGAAAATCATGGGATATCAATAGTTTTTATGAGCTTGACAATAATAATGCTTTACCGTTCTGTAGTTCCTTTCATGAAAGAAGCTCTTGAAACACAGAAAGAAATGAAGAAATTCATGCAGAGTATGAATATGAATACTATGAGAGGAAAAGGGCTTGAGATGGTACTAAATTTTACATCTCAGGGGCTAAGATGGAGCTTACAGAAGAGAATAGTTCAGTATATCATAGATAATAATATCAGCCTTAACTGGATAATAATATTAAGGGAAATAGACCTGAAAATAGAAGAAAAGAAACATGAAATATATACAGATTTAAGGGATATAATAGACAAGGCTGTATTAAAAGTTTTTATGACAATTTTAGATGAAGAACTTACTGAAACTAAAAATCTTATAATTGCTCTGCTTGAAGACTTAAAAGAACATGGCAAACATGATAAATCACTGTATATAACAGCAGAAAGAAGTGTAGAAACACATTTTGAGCATTTTGAAAATAGAATGTATAACAAGATAAAAGATTTATTAAATTAG